GTTTGTAGCGTCTGACTGGTCAAATACATAAGTAAATCCTCTATACAGAGTGATGGCTGGCTTTTGATTTCCACCTAAAACGAAGTAACCACCAGCTACACCTACACTGTAAGTAAAATAATCCCCAGCACCCTTATCTATAGCTGCGCTGGTTATGAAGGCATCTACTGTAATTGAGTTTGTGGTAGTATTAGCCATATGAATACCAACGATGGTATCAAAGGAATCAAAGTCAGCCCCATCTGGTATATCAGCAGCCGTAGTGCCAACGCCTGTTAACTTATATCTTCTAAAATTTTGTGCCATAATATATCCTTATAGAGCGATTGACATAGCGATTGCGAAACCAGCAGATGCACCAGCCTCAATAGCAGTCCATGTTGTCGTACCTAAATCGTAAATCTTGAGTTTGTTTGCAGAGGTGTCATAGTACAATGCACCGTCAATCAAAGGATTACCGTCATTGTCTTGGGTTGGGTCACTACTCTTGCTTCCCAAATACTTATCATCGAATGAATCGAAAGAGGCTGCTGCTTGTTCAGCATAGTACTTAGCAGAGTAGTTTACGCCATCCACAGTGGTATTGGTTGCATAGCTTGCACCGCCACCTAAAGCCCATTGCTTTGCAGAACCATTAGGGTTTGCTGCCTGTGAACCAATCGCATACTCTTTGGCTGAGAACTCAGTACCGTCTACTTGGTTGATTGTATCTGATGCCCAGTCTTTAGCAGAACCAGCACCAGCAGTATCAGTGATACCTGTACCACCATTAGCCCATGCTTTGGCTGAGTAACCTTGACTTGTTACTGCTTCACCATCTGTTTTAACAGCCCAGTTCTGTGCGTTAGTTTCGCTATTACCTGCGTTAGTCTCGCTATTTCCGGCATTAGTAGCAGAGGTAGCAGCAGCATCCTGATAATGCTTGGCTGAGTAGTCAGTCGTTGTACCGTCTGACAGTGTGTACTGTGAGCCAATGGGATGGATAGCCAGCTTAGTAGCATCTGGAATGATGGCACCTGTAGCTGCCGTGACCTGTGCCGAGGCGGCTGCTGTTGCTTGAGTTACCGCTGATGTCGCAATACCATCAGCATACGCTTTATTTGCAGCATCTGTATTATTTACAGGGGTAGCTACATTTTTGATGATACGGTCAACGCCGCCTGAACTAGCACTAAATGCGCCATCGGTAGTATCGACAGCCATTGCCTCGTTAGCTCTATCGATAGCTTCCTGAACGCCAAAAAGTAACTGAGTGTTTGAGTCGTTCAACTGAGAAGCTGTTAAAGCACCCCCATCTGAGTAAGATACTTTTAATGCATTAATATCAGTGTTTCTTATAACACGGACTGCATTCCCGTTAGCCGGGGCTGTAGCAAATGTAATTACGTTATTTGATGTAAAAGTAAAAGTAGTAGAAACCCCACCTACGAAAGCCGTTACATCATCAGCTTCGAGGTAGTTATACGGAATAGTAAAATCCGTGGTGGTTCCGTCACCTGTGGCTTCATAGATGGAGTTTGCCATTATGTTTTTCCTTATTAATCTCTAACATTAGGGAATATCGTATCGTCACGTAGGCCAGCCTTTGCTTCAGCTTGGCGTACCTTCCGCCCTGCCAGAGTGTTTATTTTACCTAGTTCATCTAATAGAAGTATCGCAGCAATCTGACGTTGCTTCGCAATTACAGACCTGACGACCTGAGTGATTGCTCCATCCTGACTAGCCGTTCCGTACATGCCATTTGAGTTTGCAAGAATTGGATAAAGGATGTTCACAAGACCGCCATTAGCGTCCCGGTAGATCTCGTTGTACCTATCGAACATTGTCCTTCCTGAATCATCAGGATAGGGTTCAGCAGCTAGGTCAGTATTTCCAAAGAACTGAGGTATACGCTTAGGTGTTTCAATTGCTGAGTCAGTCGCTATAGCAATCAGCTCGAGCTTCCTGAGAACAAACAGCTCTTGGTCAGTCTTACCTTTACGACGGTCTTCTTCATCTGTAAGAAATACACCAGTCAAACTATTGACGGGTTTTTCCATTACTCGAGGATTACCGAGGGCGTCATACTGATTAGATACAGGCGTGATCCCGAGATCCATACGGGCTTCAAGATGCTGTAGGAAACCTCTAGGCTCTTTCAGGGTAGGTTCACTCTCGAAGAATGCATTCTTGGTTTTGTATATCATGTTAGGGAATGCAAGCTGTGCTTTGCTGCCCATAAACTTCATAATATCACGATACCAAGCATCTTCTTTACCGAATGAGTTAATTAAGTCGGTAGCCTCTGCCAGTCCTGACATGAGGTTTGCATCCTTAATCGCATTGAAAACAGAACCTGTAGCAATGTAGATTTGATCTCTAATCAATGCAGCTTCATCTTCAACATACTCACCCTGACGCCGACGATACTCTACTTCTTCGTAACGCTCGAAAGCGTTGACCATAATTTTAATTGGCGTAGAGAACGGGTCATAGTTCTTGAAGCTCAGAGTAGATCCATCATCAAACTTCATGGTATAGGGCTGTGAACGGTCAGTGTCCTCTTGCATCTTACGACGCTTGTAGTCACCTGTGCCGCCACCTGAAAGGTTGCCTTGTGCGTACTGCATCATAACAAACCCAGCGATACCATAAGACAGTAATGCCTCACCCTGTGCCCTTACTTGACGGGCTGTGCCGTTAGATCCACGTAAGTCTGCAATGTACTTGGGGGCAATAAGTTGTAGCCCCGGTGTCATTCGGATACCTTCCTCAAACACCCTGACAGGTGTACGAAAGAAAAGCTGGCCCATAATTTTCATCCATGGGTTATCCTTAACAAACTGTTCGTATTTTGCAGCTCCGCTCGATGCAAAGCCTTCCCCAGAGAATTGACGCTTAAACAGTAAGTCTTCTGTGTAGGAACGACCCTCACGGTTTACACCACGCTTAAACAAGTCTTGGTTTTTCTTAAACTCTCTCGCCACAAACTTCTTAGCCTGTACGGCGTTCATGCCACGGGCTTTAGCTTGCTCCAATAAGTCATGCTTAATCTTAGAAGCATCGAGCTGGTCATATGCTTTAAGGATAACCTTATCGACTTCCTTCTGCACATACTCTTCTAGCTTTTTGCCTTTAAGAGCTTTCTTGCGTTTCCCTGATTTTAACTCAGCTTGGTGTTTAGCCAAAGCATTACCCACGGCTTTACCCTCGACAAACCCTCTGTAATTAAGTTGTGCAAAGAATTCATCTTGTAGCTGTAGAATGTTTGGAAAAAAACGAACAACAGAACCAGCAGGAATAACACCTTTAAAACGCTGAGGTAGAATATTATGGTTTTCCATAAATTTACTGTAATCACCAGTCAGTAGACCACGCTCATATTTATAAGCGGCGATTGCAGCTCTCCCGGCGGTGCCTATGGTATTTGTCATTGCACCATATGTCGCTCCCATCTTACCAAAACCAACACTTGTATAATCACCCTCAACAACAAAGTTTAGGAATGGTTTATACAAAGTCTTCATAAGGGAAGGAACAGTGTTAACGACAAGTGTAGATGTGGTAAATACTGTACCAATCACGTATTCGTTTACACCTTCAATAGTACGCCGGGAAGTGGCTCTAATTTTGTAACCGATACCGGGGTTCTGTTCGTTTACCTTAGCTTTGATAAGCTCACGACGTTGTTCTGATAGCTTGAACGCTTTATCAATACGGTTCTGCTGAATAGCTCTATCGATTTCACCAGAAAGTTTCTTTATCTCTGTATCCTTGTGATAAAGTTGCTTTTGTCTTTCGACTAATGCAACAAACTCTTTATCCGCCGCTTCTTGTGTAATGTTTTTATCAGCCTTGATGTCATCTGGAAGCGTATCTAACAGCTCCCCTCGATACAGAAACTCTTGTCGAGACCCGAGTGACCGGGCTGCTGTAGTTCTGAAACCTTCATCCAAAACATTAGCTTGACGGATCAGGTCTTCAATCTCTTCTCGAACAACAGTCAGCTCATCAAGCTCCCCCTCTGGAAGATCTTTACTATTTAGCTGTTTATCAATAACAGTACCCAGCTCATCATAAAGATCAGAGATGTTACGCTGAACACCGATACTTAAAGCATTGAACTCAGCTTGTGTAAGTTGCATCCCTAAGATCTGAGTGTTTAGTGAGTCCGAATCCAGTGACCCATCAGCGTTTCTAGTGACCCCCTTGAGGACATTAGTTAGCATCTGCGTAGCCTGACCTAGTGCCTTGCGTTTCTGTACGCCTGACTCAGGATCGACACCAGCAACACCACGCTTGGTTGTGGTCTCAACAGCCTTACGTATCTTCATAAGGGCTGAGGCAACACCTAGCTTAGGCTCTGTGACACCTTCGGTATTTACACGGCCCTCGAGGTTCGTAGCGGCTTCTTGGATGTCTGGAGACAAAGTAACTGTGTCACCGTCTTTTGTTTTTCTAACTGGTTTTGGCTTGATTCCGAGTATACTTTTTGTACCAGCAACTGTTTTATCAATACCTTTACCAACAACTTCTGTACCCTTGCCGACTGCTGCCCCACCGCTTCTAATCAAAGGAGTAGCTGCAAATCCAACGGTTCCCGCAGTTGCAACGCCAAACAACGATGCCTTACCAGTGCGATATAAATCCATATCCTCACCAGTGACGGATGTTTCCACCACTTGACGGTTAATATCATCAACAGCGGCGTATATACCGCCTTCGATGCCAGCAATGGCTGTGTTACGCATACCGCCTTTGAAGAGGGCTTTAAGACCTTCTTTAGTGGCTATCTTACCGCCTGTGGCTGCTGCCGTGCCAATACCAAATGTAGCTAAACCAGCGTAGGTCGTAGGATCTAATCCAACACCTTTAATGAAACGCCATGTGCCATCCCATGAGATATTTTTGTCATCATAGGCTTCCATAAGGTACAGGAAGGACGCTTTGGTGTTGTCATCGGCTCGAGATACGATGGCTGCATCTACAGTCATCTTAGGAAGGTTGTAGTTAAACCATCCCATAGTATCGAGAGCGTAGTCTGCCAGCTCTTCGTTAGTTCCATCGAACTCTTGTCCGTTATGGTTAAACTTATAGACGTTACGAGAGGCAGCTAAGAAGTCTTCATCTTGGGACAGTGAATCTTCAGTAGTGTCTTCTTCCCCGGCCTCAAACCTTGCAGTAAAGCTATCTTGCCCAGCAGCAATAGCCGTGGAGACATTTGTTGCTGCCGGGGTGGATGGAGCTGGAGTTGCTGTTGTAGGAGCTGGCTGAGGGTTCAACTGCTGTTGTGTTTGTTGAGCCTTCTTCTGCTTTTTAAGCTGTTCTGCTTTTTTCCTACGAAGTTCCTCCAGCTCATCTTGGCTAGGACTCCAAGTAGGTAGATCGGTTATTGCCATGTGTACCTCACTTGAATTGACCTATTGAATTTGGATTAGTCTGTTTGAAGTAATCTGCCTGAATTGTGCAGAGCTGTTGTTAGCCACGATGTCAGCAGCATCTTCTGGAGACACTACATCGTAAATGACGCCTGTATCTGGATCACGGTATTGATTACTTGTGTTACGTAGATCTGTAATCTGACCTTCGAGTCCATAAGCAGCCTGTGTCACAGTTTTGCCTTTGAAGGTTGTTACGTATTTCTGAGTCTTAGCTACAACCAGCTCACG